CGATAATTATTATTAATACTCGTTATCATTATGACGATCTTTGCGGATGGCTGCTAAAGCAGCAAGAGAAGTTTGACATAGATACAGAGATGCGGTGGGATGTAGTAAGTATACCTGCATGGGTAGACGAAGACTCCAGTAAATTACTAGGTTTACCTATAGGAACAAGTTATTTTCCTGAGTGGAAAAGTGATGAAGTATTAAGACAAGATGAGATGGAAATACGGTCCACTAACGGATCAAAGTACTGGGAAAGCTTGTACATGCAGAATCCCACTCCTGATGAAGGCAGCTTAATTAAAAAAGACTGGATTAACTGGTGGGAATACGGCGATCCTCCTGGTTGCGATTTTATTCTACAGACTTATGATACGGCTTTTTCTACAAAGACAACAGCAGACTACTCGGTAATACAGACATGGGGTGTATTTTATTTCCATGATGATGATCCTCAGACAGGTGAGGAGAATGTAGCGTCCAATATTATACTGCTGGGAAGTAAGCGAGGCAGATACGAGTATCCTGATCTAAGACGTATAGCACAGGAGGAGTATAAAAAACACAGACCTGATTTTTGTCTTGTGGAGAAGAAGGCCAGTGGTCAATCTCTAATTCAAGATATGCGTAGAAGCGGTTTACCTGTTTTAGAGTATACTCCTGATAGAGACAAAGTTAGCAGAGTTATATCTGCATCGCCTATGTTGGAGTCAGGAAGAGTATGGCTACCAGATGGTAAAGGCTGGTCAAATGAATTATATGAAGAAATGATAATGTTTCCTTACGGTAAACACGATGACCAAGTTGATGCTATGACAATGGCTATTCATTATGTAAAAGATAGCTGGCGCTTAGAACATCCAGACGATCCTGATTGGGAAGACGATCAGGGTTATAGAAGTCAGAAGCGAGTTGCGTACTGGCGAGTTTAATATTATAATTAAAAATTATTTATTTAGCAAAGGTAACACACAATATGGCAACTGAACGTAATCCCTTTGATCCTATCCCACAAGTTCAAGTTACTCAAATAGAGATTGAACCAGAAAACGATGAAGCTACTATTGAATATGATAATTCTGATGGCGGTGTCATAGTAGAATTTAAAAACCCAGTAGAAGAACTTTTGTCTGATGAGCAAGTAGAAGAAACAAACGATGAGTTTTACAGAAACCTGGCAGATGACATAGATGAAGATATTCTGCAGGATATTGCTGAAGAAATCTACGATAATTATACAGCAGATAAAGACAGTCGCGGTGAATGGGAAAGTATGTTCGAGCGTGGCTTTGATCTTTTGGGATTAAAGCTGGAAGAAGCTTCAGAACCATTTGAGGGTGCATGTACTGCAGTTCATCCTGTGCTTATTGAGTCAGCAGTTAAGTTTCAGTCCAAAGCTACACAAGAATTGTTCCCCTCTGGTGGACCTGTTAAGTCTCAGATTATAGGAAATGCCTCTGAAGAGAAAGAAAATCAGGCACAACGTGTAGAAGAGTTTATGAATTATCAGGTCACAGACCAGATGACAGAGTATTTTGATGAGTTTGAAAGAATGCTCTTTCATTTACCCCTGATAGGTTCTGCATTTAAGAAAATTTACTTTGATTCGGGTCTAAATCGCCCTGTATCCGAGTTTGTCCCCATAGATCAGTTCTATGTATCGTACTATGCTACAGATTTACGCCGTGCAGACAGGTATACACACGTAATTTATCGCTCTCCAGTAGAAATGCGAAGAGATATTGCTGCAGGAATGTACTCAGACATAGAATTACCTGAAGCTTCTGTACCACAAAGCACTCCTATGTCCCAAAAAATGGACAATATCATGGGTTTATCTCCATCTGGGGACAATGATCCACAATATGTGCTACTGGAACAGCATTGTTATCTAGATTTAGAGGGATTTGAGGATGAAGAGGACATTGCTCTTCCATATATTGTTACAATAGAAGAAAAAAGTAGAAAGATACTGTCTATTCGCAGGAATTATGACAGGGATGACCCGCGAAAAGAGAAGAAAATCTTCTTCACACACTATCGTTTTGTACCTGGATTTGGTTTTTATGGTCTGGGACTGATACATTTCTTGGGTAATCTTACTATGACAGCAACTGCAGCTATGCGTAGCTTGGTGGATGCTGGTCAGTTTGCTAATTTACCTGGAGGTTTTAAGGCAAAAGGTATGCGTATTGTAGGAGATAATGATCCTATATCTCCTGGTGAGTTTAAAGAGGTGGAAGCTACAGGTAATGATATCTCTAAGATGATTATTAACCTGCCATACAAAGAACCTTCACAAACACTTTTACAGATGCTTAACTTTGTGACGGCAACAGCGCAAAAGTTTGCAGACACAACAGAACAAGTTGTGGCAGATGGTGTTAACTACGGTCCTGTCGGAACTACAATGGCATTGTTAGAAGCCAGCAGTAAATTTTTCAGTGCTATTCACAAGCGTTTACATAAATCTCAAAAAGAAGAGTTTAAACTTCTAGGAAGAATTAACTTTGAATATCTTCCTATGGAATCAATATGTGATATCCCTAATGGCACATTAAAAATATTCCGCAGTGACTTTGATGGCAGGATTGATATTATTCCTGTGTCTGATCCTAATATACCATCCTCTGCTCATCGTATGATGATGGCACAACTTGCACTTCAACTGTCTCAATCATCACCTCCAGGTATGTTTGATATTGAAGAGTTAAACAGAACAATTCTTAATGCAGCAAATATTCCTAACTTAGACAAGATTATGCCAAGTAAGCCAAAGCCTGTACCACTTGATCCTGTAAGTGATATTGCTGCAGCAGTTAAAGGTATGGCTATTAAAGCATTTCCTGGTCAAAATCACGATGCTCATATCCAAGTTAAAACTATGTACTTACAAGACCCTGCTAATGGTGCTAATCCGTTAATGCAACGTATTGCACCAATTTTAGAGGCTAACATGCAGGAACATATGATGTTAAAATATCAGGAACAAATTACTGGTATTACAGAAAATATGGTTTCCTCATATGGTGCTGAAGCAGAACAGCAGGGCATTGATCCTAATGATCCTAAAGTTATTGAAGCAGTCATGGCTACGGCTGCTCAACAGGTTATGCAAGCTAATCAAGTTGCTGCTATGCAACAACAAGCTATGTCGCCTGAAGCACAACTTGTTCAGATTGAAGCACAAAAACTTGGTATCGAACAACAGAAAGTTCAAGGACAAGCGGCAAAAGAAGCAGTTAATGCTGCTAATAAACAACGTGAACTTGATCTTAAAGAACTACAGATTCAATTGGACATGTTCAAAGAAGGTGCTAATATTACAGCAAAAGCAGAAGATTCTGAACGTAATAGAGAATCTAAGAAAGCTATTGCAGCTATGGAAGCACTACTTGAATTAGCAGACACAGAAGCAAATATTGATAGAGATAAAACTCTTAAAGCAGCAGACATGCTAAGTAAGTTTATCTCTGATAGTAATAAAGGATAACAATGGAATTTTGGGACGAATTAAATTTAAAGTTTGAAGAAAAGATAGAAGAAACAAAAAAATCTCTTGCATATGGAAACGCCTCTAGTTACGATGAGTATCGTCAAGCAGTAGGTCTTATAGAAGGAATTGAATTTGCACAAGACTTACTAAAGTACATAGTTAAAAATCGAATATATGAGGAAGAAGATTAATGCAAGCTGTTCAATTAGAAAAGTCAATTAACAATTCAGACTGGGCAAATCCAGATACTAACTTAGTTGATGTAAATGATTTACCAGATATTCCTGGTTATCATGTTTTAGTTCAACCAGTTTTTGTAAAAGAAAAAACTAAGGGTGGTATTATTATCCCAGAAAAACTAAAAGATGATATTGCATATCTTACTACTGTAGGTAGAGTTTTAAAGTTAGGAGACTTAGCTTATAAAGATAAAGAAAAGTTTCCTTTAGGCGAGTGGTGTGCTACAGGTGATTATGTTTGCTATGGAAAATTTAGTGGACAAAAGTTAGTATACAAAGGTCTTAAACTACTTCTTTTATTTGATGATCAAATAATTATGAGAGTACAAAGTCCAGAATTATTAGATCCGACTTTTAATCTTTCTAATTAATTTGTATATTTATATTTAATAATATAAAATATAGTCAAGGCGTAGGATAAACCTCAATTCGTTAGGTTCGCCACTAGCGGTATGTAAAGGAAAAGTAATGAGTGAAAATCAAGAAGAATGGTCAACCATTGAAATAGATGGTGGAGAAAAACAAAAAGCTGTTGAATTTGAAGTTGAAGGTGAAGAAGTTAAAGAAGAACCTGTTCAAGCTGTAGTAGAAGAAAAAGTAGAAGAAGTACAAGAAACTACACAGCCAAAAGAACAAGCTGAAGATAAAGAACAGCCGGTAAAAGAATTAGAAGGTATTGAGACTAAAGGCGCGGAAAAGCGTATCAGACAATTAATTCGTCAACGTAAAGAACGCGACGAAAAACTTCAGAAGATGGAAGAGCGTCTTAATACACTTCAAGGTGAACTACAACAAAAAGAAGAACAGTTATCTACTTCTATAAAAAGTTCTATTGATAGTAGTGAAGTTCAATTAAATAATAATTTAGAGTCTGCTAAAAGTATTTATAAACAAGCCATTGAAAGTGGTGATGTAGATGCTCAAGTTGCAGCACAAGAAAATATTAGTAAAGCATACGCTGAACTTAGTCAAGTTAATAATCAGCGCACAGCTTTAGAAAACTATAGTACACAGGTAGAGCAACAACAGGTAAGTCAGCCACAACAACAATCACCTAAGTATGATCCTAAAGCTGTTGATTGGGCAGCTAAGAATGATTGGTTTGGTAAAGATCAGATAATGACTACTGCAGCTTTATCTATAGATCAAGAATTAAAAGATGAGGGATACGATCCTTCTGATGATGACTTTTATGAGGAAATTGATAGCAGACTACGCAGTCGATATCCTCAAAGATTTCAGGCTACTCCTACTCAAGAACCTGAAACACCTCGTTTGCAGGATACATCGTCAAATTCTGCTCAAGTGGTAGCTGGTGCATCACGCACACCTAAAACCTCTAAGAGTAACAAAGTTAAACTAACACAAGAAGATGTTCGTTTAGCTAACAAATGGGGCATATCACTTGAAAAGTATGCTGCGGAAAAGCTGAAGGTTGAGAAAGCCGAAGGCGATTACACTAGCATTTTTAATTAAGCGTGGAAGGAAAACTTACAATGGCACGAAATACAAACTCACGTAGTACAAGCACTAGGGAAGCTAAACCTCGTAGGACATTTGAAGAACCAAATTGGTTAGACATACCACCTACTGTTACAGAACGATTCAAAAGTGAAGGCATGTCTTTGCGTTGGATTCGTATGACTATCAAAGGTAATGACGATATTCAAAATATGAGTAAGCGTCAAGCAGAAGGTTGGGAGATAGTTCAGTCCGAGGAAGTTCCCGAAATGACACACTCCTCTGTCGTGAGAGAGGAAGGACGATATTCAGGAGCAGTCTGTCGTGGAGACTTGGCTTTGGCAAAAATGCCAACTGACCTGGCTGAATCACGTCAAGAATTTTATGAACAAAAGAGTAGAGAAGCGGTAGGTGCTGTAAACGCACAACTAATGCGTAATTCAGATTCACGTATGCCAATTTCAAACTCTAGTCGTTCAAGGGTAACTACAGGAAGGCAACCTTCTTTCCAAGAATAGCTTTCCTGTTTGTCATCGTAACTTTAAAACAAGGAAAGGAATAGTGTTATGACTGATACTAAAGCACTAAACGGCCTTACTCCTTCTCGCAAACGTGGAGGTGCATCTAACAGCACTGCTACGAATGAATATCCCATTGCAAGTGGTTTTGGAACCAATATCTTCAGTGGCGAT